ATAGTCACCTGCCATCCCATTTGCAGCAACCATCAGTAACTTCTTTTCAGTTACAGGGTATTTATTTGGGATATAGTATTTAGTATCTACTCCATGAGGCAAATAAAATAGCTTATCTGTAGAATCAAAAAAGTCCATAACTGATTCAGCATGGCAGATTGAAAAAACAGACCCTTTAATAGCTTCTAGCTGTTGGTTATAAAGCCAACTACCTTTGCCATAGTGGACTGAAGTATGGTCATGGTTAGAATAGATATAAGGAATACCCATTTTTTGAGCTTCAATACAAAGATTTGCAACGTGAATATGAGCTATAACATTCTCATCAGTAGGCACTTCATTGAGCCATTTAATTTCACATTCTACACCTAAATTCCTTAAACCATTCTGATATTCAGATTGAATAAGCTCTACAGCTCCCCACCTCCTTTTGCCTGTGTTTTCTATTGGTATATGCCCTGAAATCACTTGAATTACTTTCATAAAAATTTTTTATTAGTTCTGTCAATAGTTGAATATCCATCAAATTGTGATGTTATTCTTTTATGCAGTATTGCCATATTATAAGGTGAATTAACAAATACTGAGTTGTGGAACATATCGGCAGCGTCCCAAGAATGCGTTCTTAATTTTTCTTTCAGCCATTTTTTTATATTTATTGGGAACATAATACACTGAAGCCCTATGATGTGATTTGTAATGTAGATTAAGTCTTGATTAGGTATTTCTCTAACCACAGGGGATTGCAGCCAACCATGTTCAAGCGTAGCTTTGTCACCATAAGACATATAGCCGATATTGTTATCGGTGATAGTGGGACAAGTTGATTCTACTGTTTTGATAAAATCTTCTATTGGCAACTCTAACTTACAGTCTCCTTCACAAACCATTAAATAGTCACAATCTTCAAATTCAGTTAAAATAGCTTCTTTAAAAGCTAAGTAACAACCAAAATGCGAGGGGCAAAGTGCAGTTCCGATACGCTGAATAGTTTGTTCATCGAAGAGTTCGTAAGAAACACAATCGGGTCTTTGGCAGTTGTGTTTAGGTGGCAAGTCTGTGTATGGTGTATTGGTGTGCAAGATATATTCCCACCCATACTCTCTAACCTTTTGGAGTTGCTCTCTGCTTTTTTGTTCTTTTTCATCGTTTCTAGTAGTTTGAAGGTGTACTAATTTTATTTTTGGTCTTTTGTTCCACTTGAAATGTCCTGTATTGCTATATTTTGGTAAGGTCTCTTCATTTATCTTGTAGTGCTCCTTTTTGTAAACTTGTTCACCATCATAAAACTCTAAGGTTACTAGTACCTCTTCACCTGAGTAAACAAACTCTTGCATAGCTTCATTTGTCTTACTTATTTCAATAGTTTTCATAAAATTGAAATTCTTACTATCTATGCTAATTTTTAGCTTTCTGTCATCTACATTATATGTATAGAAATAGAACATAAAATTGTTCTGTTTTCGAACAATTGGTAAAATAGAATAGTATTCAGAGTTGGAAGCTACACCTAAACCGCTGTTCTTTAAAAGGGTCTGCTCCTGATTATGAATCAGCGTTACTTCATTATTTGAGTTGTTGTTATTTATTACTTTTATTAAAAAGTCTTCTAAAAAGTTCTGTGCTCCAACTCTCTCACAAAGCTCATTGTATTTGTCAGGGGTGCGTACATCTTCAAAAGCCTGTAGAAAATAATCGGTATCAAATGTCATTCCATTGGTTTGTATGCCTTTTCCAAATGGTGTATCTAAAGTCCCTAAAAAAGCCCCTTTGCTACTTTCCACAGACTTGTAACTCTCTTCTATAATATCCAAATCCTTCTCATGTAAGACTACGTCATAGGTTGTATAAAAGAACCTTTTGTAGCCCATCTGCTTTGCGTACTTTGCTGCAGTTATCAAATTGGTATAAACACAAAGAGATTGGTTGCTATATTTAAGTCCATTGATATTTATTTCAGCGTAATAGTCATCTGTGTTCCTAAAAAATCTTGTATAGTAAGAGTGGTGAGTTAATGGGTTGTACTTATCGTAGATATAGTGCTCTACTAAGTTTTGGGTTTCAGTATCAGCAGGTAAATGAGAAATAAGTAATACGTCTCTGCCTGTAACTTTCAGGCTTTTAATGGTGTCCTTTGTTAGTTGTATTCTGCTTTTAAGATTTGGGTAAGTACCTAAAACGATAAGTTCCTCATTTGAACCATACAAATTTGAAGGACTTGTAAGAGCTTTTATTTTATCTGTGTCTTGTAACGTATCACCTGAGAGTAGATTAAAGTCAGTTTTCTGAATGTACTTGTTTAGATATACGTCTAAATTATACATTAGTTTTGGCAGGTCTTGATATTTTGCAGCTTCTTTTATTACCAAAGGGTTTAATTCTTTATTACCCTTATCACCTTTGGAAGTGAATAGAAATAAGTCTGCAGCTTGTAAAAAGGTTTCTGTATCTGACCTTTCACCCCAAACAATACAATTTTCAGGTTTTTTGTCCATTAAAGGTTTCCAATAAAATGCAAAGTTTTCAGCCTGATTGCCAATAAAATGAAACTTAACTTTATAGTCAGATAGTTTTTCAGCTAGTTCAAAAGAGTATTTTTGATTTTTACGAGGAGTAAAAAGACCAATCACTACTATGTGCTTGTAATCATGCTCTAGCCCAAGTTCCTCTCTAGCTTTTACTTTGTTTCTTTCTATGTAGTCTATTGGGTATTCTAAAACAGTAGCAGGAATATTGAACTGATTGTACATAAGTGAATTGTAAGCACTTACAAATACAAATTCATCAGGGGTATAAATTTTGTTCTTTGGGTTAAAGCTACTGTCATGGGTGGTTTCAAAAATCTTGTATTTTCTATCAGACAAGTATATCCAATCGGCTATGGCTTTATCCATAAACATTTCAGGAAACTCCTCCATTGATATTACATCAGGTTCAAAATCTTCAATTATTTTTTTAAGCATACCTGATTTGTCTCCACTTAAAGAGTAAAAGTTATCAAGTCCTACAAGGTCAATTATCCTATTTCTTTGCACGACAAACTGATAGGCTAAAAAGCTATACTCCACTACCTTTATTTCAAAATCATTTTTTATTAGTTCTACTTTGTTTACGCTAAACTGACCACTGCCACCTGTCGAATAGTGTGGGGAAATAATAAGTAATTTCTTTTTCATGAACTATTCTGTTTCTAAAATTTTATTCAATACATTTATTACAAAAGGATGGCATTCATAAGTAGGCTTATTTTCCAAACATTTAATAAGCGGGGGTACACCTTGTATATCACCCCATTGTTTAACTCCGTATTTCATGTCAGACCCGCATTCTAAACCACACATACCTCTTATATAGTAATAAACTAATTTATTATTTTGTACTAAACAACGGCTTTGATGGTTACCAAATCTATATGGCATTCTAAATTCAGGCTTTATAGAAGAGCCTAAATGTATGATAGGTGTTTTGGTAGTACCTGCAAGGTGTAAAAGTCCCGAATCCATTGTAACGAAGCACATAGCTTTATTAATAAGATGCCAACAATCCGAAATAGAGGTCTTGTTCATTAGATTCATGCCTTTCTCAATTTCAAAATTAAAGACAGGCTTATCAACGTTGAAAAATCCCGTCTCTGACGAGTCCTTTCCTATGGATATTACGTTATAGCCTAAATCGTTTAAGCTCTGTGTGAGCTGCATCCAATTTTCTGCACTCCAAGTTCTGCTTTCCCATGTAGATACGGGATGAATCAAAACGTATTTTTCAGGCACTTCAATAGTGAGCGGAGTCAAAGGCTCATAGAAACATTCCATCTCGTTTTCGGCTAACATAAACCCTAAATGGATGGCATGAAACTGACGAATGTCCATCATATTATGACGCATTTCAATACCCCTTTCATTTTTCTTACCTACGTTGTAAAAACTATTGTGCATCAAATAGTTCTCATTGAAATAGTCTATATCTACAGAGCTTGATTTTAGACTTTTCTCTACATAGGGGTTAGTCTTAAAGAGTTCAGGAATTTTGGATAGTACAGTTATTTTTTGTCCGTAAGAATCGTGTATTTTTTTGATTGTAGGTGTAGCACATATTAAATCACCTAGCCCATTACACTCTGAGAGGTTCAAACAAATTGGCTTCATTTATGGTTATTTTTCGGCATAAATTTACTATATTTTGATTAAAACATTTACATTTACACCAAAATAAACAAAATGACCATAAAAGTAAGCGTGGGTGAGTTATTTGATAAAATAACCATTCTCGAAATTAAAAGGTTCAGAATCACCGAACCCGAAAAGCTGCACAACGTACTAAAAGAGTACAATTACCTATGCAAAATAGCACATAAGCTAGACAAAGAATATGCGTCTACAAAAGAATTTAAGAAGCTATATAAGATTAACCTTATCCTTTGGGAAATAGAGAACTCAAAGCGTTCACACGAAAGGTCAAAAGACTTTGGTGCTGATTTTATTGAACTTGCTAGAAATGTATACAAATTCAATGATAAAAGGGCTTTGGTTAAAAAAGCCATCAATACTAAATATCATTCAGAAATAGTAGAAGAAAAATCTTATAAATAATGGAAAAATTATTCTTTCAATCAAGCCTACCAAGAGCAGGTTCAACCTTGCTTCAGAATATTCTAGCTCAAAACCCCGATATATATGCAACTCCTACAAGCGGTGTATTAGAACTCATATTTGGAGCTAGAGCTAATTACACAACTTCTCCTGAGTTTATAGCTCAAGATGCTGAACTTATGAAAAAAGGTTGGCAATCTTTTGCAAATGCAGGAATGAACGCTTTTTATAATGCAATTACAGACAAAAAGTATGTAATAGACAAATCAAGAGGGTGGGGAATCCACTACGATTTTTTACAGTTTGTAAGACAAGACGAACCTAAAATTATTTGTATGGTTCGGGATTTAAGGGATGTTTTTGCATCAATGGAAAACAATTTTAGAAAGCATCCTGAAAAGCAATCTGATATACTAGATTGGGCTAAAGGACAAGGTACAACCGTTCCAAAAAGAGTAGATATATGGGCTGCAGGACAGCCTGTAGGTCTAGCAATAGAAAGGCTTTCAGAGATATTTAGAATGGGAATAGATAGTAAAATGCTCTTTGTAAAATTTGAGGATTTATGTTTATATCCTGATACTGAAATGACAAGAATATATCAGTACTTAGATATACCATTTTACAAACACGATTTTGATAACATAGAACAAGTCACAAAAGAAGATGACGAGGTTTATGGTACGTTTGGTGACCATGTAATCAGAACTAAACTAGAGCCCGTACCTTCTAAAGCAAAGCAGTTATTGGGTAAGGATGTTACAGCATGGATTTATGATAATTATAAATGGTTTTTCGAACAATTTAGATATACAAAATGATTACAATAATTTTTGGACAGCCCCATAGCGGTAAGACAACACTAGCAAAAGATTTTCAATCAGAACTGTTTTTAGAAAGAGGTATATCAACCCCAATCATAGACGGAGACGATATTAGAGAGCTTTTTAAGAATAAAGATTTTTCAAAAGAAGGGAGAATAAAGAACTTACAAAAGATAAGCGACATAGCAACTTTTATGAATAACAAGTACTACGAAGTAATCGTAAGTGCTGTTTATCCAATCAAAGAAGCTAGAGAATATTTAGAAGAGCTTTGTAAAGGTCAGATTGTATGGGTTTACCTACAATATAGTGATATAAGAGGCAGAGAGTCTTTTCATGTAAAGGATTTCGACATACCTAACGAATTTGAAATGTCTAATTTATTAATATTAAATACTACAAATAATGGAATCAAAGAATGCGTCAAAGAAATATGCTCTTTTCATAGGAAGGTATCAGAGTCTTCACGAGGGTCACAAATACTTATTTAGAAAGAAAATAAACGAAGGTGTACCTGTTTTGATAGGAATAAGGGACGTTCCAACAGACCAAAAGAACCCATTTACTGCACAGCAGGTAATGACTATGTTTTTTACTGACCCTGAAACAAGTGAATGGATGGATAAGGGTATGATGCTAGTTCAGATTATACCTGACATTGAAGGTGTATACTATGGCAGAGACGTTGGCTATAAAGTAGAGCAGTTATCAGTTCCACCCGAAATAGCAGAAATTTCAGCGACAAAAATCAGAGAACAACTTAAACAGCTACATAATGGAAGTATCGGCTAAAAGGCACTTAGCAAAAACCATATCTTATAGGATTTTGAGCACATTAATCGGATTTTTGATTATGTGGTGGGTTAGTGGCTCAATAAAGGTTGGAACAGCCTTTGGAGTAGCTGAATTACTATATAAACCTATTCAATATTATATTCATGAGCGAATTTGGTATAAATACATTAAATTTGGTCTCAAAGAAAGAAAAAAGACTTAAAATACCCATTCCCCCCATACAAAAGCCCAAAATCTTCGGAAATTGGGCTATTTTTTTTATTTAATATCGGAAAAATGCTGTATGTAGGTAATTTTATTTATTTTTATACTAAATTTTAATTGTATGGTTAAGGGGAAAAAATATTGGTTGCCAATTGCTCTTGGTATTGTAGGCATTTATTACATTATCAGGTCTATGAAAAAGACACCTTCAGTAATGGATAGCGAGGGTAATATTGATACTTCTAGCGGAGGCACTACTTCTAGCGGAGGCACTACAACTGCATCTGATTTTCCATTAAAAAAAGGCTCTAAAGGTGCTTTAGTTCAGCGTTTACAACTTGCTATTGGTACAGACAAATTACCTAAATTTGGGGCAGATGGTGACTTCGGAACTGAAACCCAAACTGCACTTAAAGCCATTACAGGTAAAACTCAAGTAGATAGTTTAGCTGAAATTGACGCAATAGCTGCAAAAAGAGGATTAGTTTGGTCTAAAACACAATATGTACCTAAATTGTTAGCTGCACCAACACCTCAAGTTGGAGTTCCAATGTTTGACCCAAATAAAATTTTAGGTTTTTAATTAAGTAAATATGTCTCAAGAAGCAGCATTACGAGCATCACAGGCAGCAAATACTGCTGCAGCTATACAAGCAGGTGGCGAAGTAGCCTCTCTTGCTGTTACTACTATTACGGGTATAGGTGATACGAACCTCCAAAGAAAATTCTCTCAAAATTTAGCTACTTTAAGTTTAGAGCAACAAGATGCTTTGAATAGAGCACTTATGGAGGCTAATAACGAAACTGAAAGAATTAAAATAATCAGAGACGTGCTGACTAATTTGCAAACAAAAAGGATTGATTTATTAGTTGCTTCAGTTAGTGAAAAAGAAAGGAAAGCGAGAACAAACACATATATAGCAGCGGGTGCTTTTATTTTAGTTGGCATCGGAATTATAGCATACATAGTAAAAAAATAATAGTTTGAGTACAGAATTACTACAAAGAACCAATGACCTAAAAATAGACGAGCTTGAAGCTCTGATTTTAGAGCAAGAGCAAATCGTATGCCCTTTGGAGCATAGGTTTACTGACGGTATGTATATCAGAGAAATTACTATGGCTGCAGGTTCTTTAATCACTAGTAAAATACATAAAACACAGCATCCTTTTACCATTTCAAAAGGTAGAGTTATGGTTTGTATTGATGCAGGTGAATGGGTAGAATATGAAGCTCCTTATACAGGGATAACCCAAGCGGGAACTAGAAGGGTTTTATATGTGGTTGAAGATTGCGTTTGGACAACATATCATTTAAACCCAAGTAATACTGAAGATTTACAAGAAATAGAGGACAGGATAATAGAAAAACATGAAAACCCGTTTATCAATAACACCAAAAAAATAGCAGAATGAGTTATATATTAGCAGGAACAGCAGTAGCAGGTGCTTTGACAGGAATAGCTAGTGCTATAGCAAATACAAAGGACATGAATCAAAGACGCAGGTTCGTTCAGAACCTATCTGCTTTAGATTATGACCAAAAAGTTATTTTAAACAAGCAATTAATTGAAGCTAATAGTGAAGCAGCAAGACAGCAAATTTTAGGTGATACACTAGGTAAACTAGATGTTGCTAGAATTGATGCTTTAGGTAAAGTACAAGCAGAAAAGGAAAAAACCAAAAAGGCTATGTATATTGTGGCGGGTATTGGCGGTTTGATAGTAGTGGGTGGACTAACTATAAGTCTTATAAATAGAAATAAATAATATGGCAGATATTCAAAAAGGTCAAATATTGACCCCTGAAAAAAAAGACGTTTTAGTAAATCAGATAAAAGCTGAATTAAACGATGTATCAGACGCTATAAATAGTGGTCAATATGGTCAAGCAGCTATGGACTTGTTAAAAAAGAATACTGACAAGCTACAAGGTGTATTAAATGATTTATTGTCAAAGAAAGGTGTTGTGACACCTAACGAAACTAATAACACACTTGACATTTTAAATACAAGCAAAAAAGAAAGACTACAAGGTGACTTTGTGGGCGGTATCAAAATGGGTACTGTATACTTAGTAGGTGGTATTTTAGCTATTGTTGGTGTATATTTTCTAGTTAAAAAATACGGTAAATAATGAATACTAATACAAAAAAACTACTTTTAATCTTTGGTGGTGGATTCCTATTTTATTGGGCTATAAAGAAAATTATGCCTATTGGTGGGTCTTCTACTAAAAAGACAAGTTCTAGCTCTAAATCAAAATCTGAGCCTACTGAAGAGGAAGTAAAAAATGCTGCTGTTGTGTTAAGTGCTTATAAATCTGCACAACAAGCAGGTGAATCAGTATCTTTTTTAGGTGATATGAATGCAGAATTTGCAAAAGAGTATGGAATGAGAGTCCATAAGGATAAAGGTAGCGGGAGGTTATTCGCTGCTGATTTAAAGGGAAATAAAATAATGTAATTATGGCTTTGTTACCTTCAGTTACTTCTACTGCATTACTTCCAATGGTTTCGGCTGTACCCGCTAGTAGCAGTGTAAGTACACCAACTATAACGTATAGTCAGTTAATGGCAAGTTTGGGAACATATGTCTATGGTTCTGAGTTCTTTTATTTGTCATCTTCGACATATAAGCAAATTAACCAACCTTTTTTCTACACGCATTTTAATGCTGCAGGTAATCAGATGAGCAGTTATTTAGCTTTTGCAATAGACCCATACCAAGACCAACCTGCCATTTATTATGAAACTAACCCCGATGAAATAATTTTTGACGGGTTTTCTTCATTAACATTCAATCTATACGCTCAAGAGTTAGTATATTTTAAGATGTTTGCTCTAATTGAATACATGGGTGGAGATTTGGAGCAGTACGGAGACAATAACTTTCAAGAGCTTGAAAATGCTGAAGGAGTCAAAATATTTGATGACTATTGCAATTACTTAATTGACCAAGAATAAAACATGGCACAGAAAAAAGAATTAGTACAGTTCAGTGTTAAAAACAATACAGATTGTGATATAAATGTTCCCTTACTACAAAGGAATATTTACTCTATTAATGCTACTACAAAGTATTCATGGAATATTCAAACCATAGATTTATCATGTGGAACAGGAAGTATAGTAATTAATGGTGCTACATATCCACTAAGTTACACAGCTAACTCACTTAATTCTTATTTATCAGCCTTAAACGCTTTAGGGTTTGGTTTTTTCTGTACTGAAACAATATCTTCAGTTAATTATTTATATACTCAAGACGATACTAATGTTTATGGTAACGTAAGTGATTGTGCAACGGGTACTACAACTAGTACGACTACAACGTCTACTACAGCAGTTCCTACAACTAGTACGACCACAACGTCTACTACTCTGCCTTCAACTAGCACTACTACTACTACGACTACAGGAGTACCTACTACTAGTACAACAACTACAAGTACAACAGATGTACCGACAACAAGCACTACGACTACTACCACAACTGTTGTAGTTCCTACAACTAGTACAACTACGACTACTACTACAGACGTTCCTACAACTAGTACGACTACAACTACTACTACAGACGTTCCTACAACTAGTACAACTACGACTACTACTACAGACGTTCCTACAACTAGTACAACTACGACTACTACGACTGAAGCTCCTACGACTAGTACAACTACGACTACTACGACTGAAGCTCCTACGACTAGTACAACTACGACAACTACAACAGAGCCTCCTACAACTAGTACAACTACGACAACTACAACAGAGCCTCCTACAACTAGTACAACTACGACAACTACTACTGCAGCGTTTTATGGTTTTCCTTTAGGAGTTGATGGTGTTAGTGGTGCAAATGCTTGTCTTGAGTTTGGTATAGCTCCTATAACATATTATGCAGCAGTTCCAACACTTGCTAATAGTGTTGTATTGTATCAAGATAGTGCTTTAAGTGCGTTAGCTCCTGATAACTACTATGCTGATGGTACAAACAATTGGCTAATTACAAGTGGTAATGGAACATTAACTACAGAAACACCTTGTTAATAAAATAAGGTTTCATATATTTGGGAAGATTTTTAATAAAAAAAAGAACCATGAAGGAAAAGAATGTAACATTTATGTGTGTACAACCTGCTATACCATATTTTGCGTGGCAGGTCGAGGTTATGCTAGAAAACTTTAAAAGTTTAGGTATACACGAGAATAATCAGATTGATATTCTGATAGCTTACAATACAAACGAGTCCGATTTTCAGGACAAATTAGATATTATGAATAAGGTCGAGCAGCGTTATAAAGATGTTGCCGACTTTTTTTATTACACAGATACAAGGGTTTATCCATTCAGTTATACTTCGTCTATTAGACCAAATGTGCTAAAACAACACTTCAAGAAATATCCTCAGCTTGAGGAAGAGTGTGTTTTCTACCATGATTGCGACATCATATTCACAAAATACCCTGACTTTATACACACACTTTGTGACGATGACACCAATTGGTATGTATCAGATACAATAGGTTATTTAGGATATAACTATGTAGTTTCTAAAGGGGAAGATGTATTAAATACTATGTGCGAAATAGTTGGTATACATCCTGAATTAGTAAGAAACAGAGAAAATCAGGCAGGTGGTGCTCAATACTTAATGAAAAGAGTTGATTGGGTATTTTGGGACAAAGTAGAAAAAGATTGCGAAAAGCTCTTCAAAGATATTACCGCTTTAAATATGCAAAAGAAAATTGCAGACCCTACACACCATGAATTACAAATTTGGTGTTCTGATATGTGGGCTATTGCATGGAATGCTTGGATGCGTGGTTATAACACAAATATAATTCCTGAACTAAATTTTGCATGGGCTACAGATAATATAAGTAAGTGGGACGAGGCATATATTATGCACAATGCAGGTGTAACAGGAGACGTTTCACAAGAATTATTTTACAAAGCTAATTATATGAGTCAGCTACCATATTTTGCTGATGGTTCTACATATTTGAAAGATAGGTGCAGCTACAAATATTTTGAATTTATGAAAAAAGTGGGGGAAAAATCATGTTTACTTTAGAAAAAATAAAGGAAATAGTACAATCTTATGCTACTATGGTAACCGCTACCGAAGAGCAAAAAGAAATTGCAGCCATAAGATTAAAGACTTGTATGGAGTGTGATAAATGGGTAGATACCACAATTTCATATTGTTCGGAGTGCGGATGTGCTACAAAAGGAAAGGTGTTCAGCCCAAAAGGTATACAAGCCTGTCCGCTAAATAAATGGGAAATTTAAAACATAAATATGCCTTACAGTTACGGTTTATTCAAAGACGTGGTTAGAGACCATTTTATCAAAAATGTACAAAATTCAGTAAGTATTTTAGACGTAGGTGCAGGATGTGGCACTTATAGTCATTTACTTAAAGCAGACTTTCCAAACATGGATGGAATCGAAATATTCCCGAAATATGCAGAAATGTTTGACCTTCAAAGCAAGTACAACAAACTAATTTTTGGTGACATTTTGGAGTTTGATTTTGATAGTTATGACTATCTAATAATGGGTGATGTGTTAGAGCACATTACTTTTGTTCAAGCTAAAAACCTACTAGATAAGATAACCGCAAAAGATAAACTTTGCTTAGTAGCTGTACCCTATATGTACGAGCAGGGCACAGAGTTCGATAATGTGTATGAAACACACCATCAGCCTGATTTGACTAAAGATGTCTTTTTAGAAAGATACCCTCAAATGAAGTATTTATGCGGGGATGACCACTATGGATATTTTGTAAATTATGACTTTGCATAAGATGTTTCCAATAGTTATTAACAATAGAAACAGGCTCACTACTACAAAAAAAATGGTCGAGCATCTATTCATGCTGAACCCAAAACAAGAAATAATCATTCTTGATAATGAGTCTAGCTATCAGCCTTTAATTGAGTGGTATAAAGAGGTTGATAAGAAGGTGGATATAAGATATTTAAAAAATGAGGGACACTTAGCTATTTGGTCTACAGCCATTTATAAAGAGCTAGGTGAATATTTTATTTATACAGATTCTGATTTGCAGCTAAACGAAAATATGCCCGATGACTACCAATTAGTGATGTACAATCTACTACAGAAGTACGAAATGAATAAGGTAGCCTTAGCAATCAAAATAGATGACCTACCAAATCACTATAGATATAAAAATCAGGTAATAAGGAATGAATCGGTATGGTGGAAAGAATCAGTTGAACAAGACGTATACTTAGCCGATACAGACACTACTTTTTCTTTACT